TCTTTGCCGAATATTTTGAATCGCGTACCAGAATAGGTACGGGTTAGCACAAAATCTCCAGGTTTACACCACGCGCCGGTGGGGTACTTTTCTGGATCTTTATATGCGTCGGGACCAACTTTCAACACAAACAATACGGTTGTGGCGTGCTGTTCTTGTGCTGCAAATTGGGATGGCCTTATCAGATCTAACGTGGTTCCATCGATCTTTTCGGAGATGTCGGGCACCCCGCAAAGTATCTTGTACCCAGTCGGCTCTGGTAACACAGTGGCTTTTTCTTCATTGCTTGCATCCTCTTGTGGTGCCTCCACGGGTTGGATGGTTTCTGGCATAGAAACACCAGCGGGTAAAATCAAATCACTCATCGTCTTCTTCACTTTCTTTCAGCAGGTCTAGGAGATAACGCTCTGCCAATGCCAGACCTGAAATTAGCCCGCAGAGTTTTTGGTATTCTTCAAAAGAGCGACAAGCACCACCAGCCATGTCATCGGCGTAGTTGTTCATGTCGGTGCGTAATTTGTCGCGCAATACGCGTGCGAAGTCTTGGATCATTCTTTGCCTTTCAATCTATCAGCTAAATCAACGCCATGTTGTAGAGCGGCCTGGCGTGCCGTGAGATCTTGCTGTGCTTTGTGCTTTCCAATATCAACTCCCAACTTGACTCCAGTTTGGTTCTCTTGGGAGGCAATCAAAGCTTGTTTGTGCTTCATATCAATACCGGTCTTCATCGCATTAAGCTGTATGTCGGCAGTGGCTTTTTGTTCCTCGAGAGCCAATCTAGCCGTAGCAATAGCCGCCTCGGCTTTTTGTTTCTGCGCTTTGATCTGGACTTCTTGTTGGGCAATTTGCAACTCTTGCTGCTGCATTTGCAATACTGGGTCTTGCGCTTGCTGTTGTGCCTGCTGTTGAGCAGCTTGTGCTTGATGCTGTTGGGCAACTTGTTGGGCGGCTTGAGCCATCATGCCTGACAATGCCGCTTCCAATTGAGGCGTCATCTTGTCGTCTTCGGGCGGTAGTGCCATGCCAAGTTGTTCTTCGATCTGCTGTCTATATAAGTAGCCCATATGTTCGGCCATGTGGGCTTGCAGTGCTCCCATGATGGCTTGCGCTTGTGGGTTCTGTCCAACGATGGCCATAATTGTTGGGTCTTGCATCATCGACTGATGGACTTGGATATGCGCCTGATGGTTTTGGAACAGAAAAGCTTTTAGCGGTTTGCCTTTAAGCGCCGCTTGATTCTCAGATACAGGATCCGCAGGCTTCTGATCATCGGGTAATGGTACAAGCTTATCCGCATTTTTAATCCCCAAAACATCTAACATTGATCGGTGTAACTGCGGCAGATCATAGATCTGGGGGGCCATCTGCGCCATCTGTATCACAGCTTGATACTGAACTACACGCTGTGAAAGAGTGGCTGCATTAGGATCTGATACGGGAATGATGTCAACTTTATCGTAGTCATCTTTCTTGGATTTTTTGCCGCCGTACTCTGGATCATATGAGTAATCTGGGTCTGTGTAATCTCGAATGATGTCTTTGAGTAGTTTTAATTCCTGCTTCAAAGCAAAGTGAGTACGCGCTTGGACTGCACTCAATACCTTTAGCTGTCTCTCCAATAGAGCAAGTGTGGTTCCGACTGGCGTCTGTGAGGACATGTCCGACACACTCATATCGGCAGTAGCAGCAAATCGGCGTCCCTCTTCGACAATACTTCCCAAGAGAGTCATCAATACCTGGCTCGGCTCCTTATAAGGTAGCGGCAGGATGGAATCCCGAATATTCCCAGAGGCAACGTCTACGTCTCTAAATTCCCCTGGAGCAATTGGGGTATCATCGCCCTTAATGCGTAAGCCCCTGGACTTGAGTCCCCCAGGCAAGTTCGATAGAGTTCCAGCATCAATGAGCTGTCGCATGATGCTGGTGGCAGATTTAGCAAAGCCGCCAATGAGGTGGAACAATCCGAACCCGTAAGCGCCAAAGCCGGGTATGTATTGGTAGTGGACAAAATGCTGCCTTTTAAGCTTGAGCGTGTCGCCTTCATTCCAGTTTCTCCTTATGGACAGGATATCATGCGTGCCTTTAATTAGCGTGACAACATATGGAACCATGATACCGGTTTCTTCACCGTCATCATTTTGATCCTCAAATCCTTCAATATCAAGATCAACGTGGCATTCATAAAGAGTGTATCGTTCATCGGTAAGGTCACTGAATCCGGTCTCCCTATCTTTTGCCGACTGGATTTCTTCTTTAGATCTGCTGGGATCGGGCAACTCTATATCGCGGTAAAAGCCGGCATTCTGTAGCTTTACGATTTCATTCTTTGTCTTGCGCATGACGTGCGTCACACGGTAGCAGGTATCCATATCTGTTGTGCCGTAAGGCAACACGATATCTTCGGCAGGGATAAAGATGGATACTTGGCGTCCTAAATTGGGATCGTAGTACACCTTCTTGAATGCAGAGCCAGTCGCCGGCAAAGACCAAAGCATGCGCTCGTGTTCTGGTCGAAACTCCTTCATTACCTCTGTCAGTTCGTTATTCATGTCGTCTTCGACATTGATAGCGATTTCTTTCATCTGAGGAGATTCTTTACCGATCAGCTTGGTTCGTACCGGCCCTCTGGCGGGGAAAGTCTCGGTGATCATCTCAGACTGAAACCGTACTACAGCCTCGGTAATCATGGGATGGAACACACCAGACGCTCCATTCCAGGGCTCTGTGCGCTCTTCTATATGTAAGCCGAGTAATTTAAGCCCTTCTGTATAGGCTTTCTCCCAGTCTTTTCTGGAGTTTTTGTCTTGTTCAATGCTCTTATCTAGATCGCCAGCCAGCGTTACCAGTACAGACTCATCAACTTCATCGGCCAGATTGTCGTCAAAACCCTCATCCTCCCCCTTGCCCACATCGATCTCAAGATCACCGGCCTTAATGTGGACTTCTTCTGGGTCAACAATTTCTATCTCCACGGGCTCCTGATCTTGAGCTAAACTCTCTAGTCCGGCTGGTGCTTGGTTGAGTGACTTTTCAATCATGATGATCCTTAATAATAGGCAGCTTTGCGACGATAACTAGACGGCTCGTCTTTCTCGTCAGAATTTAAAGATAGAAACCCGCCCTTCCTGAATCTTAACAATGCCTGTGTTGTTGAGTCCACAAGGTCATCGTGGTCTGAATTGGGGAAAGCAGCGAGCTCTTCGATTACTTCATCCGCCCATCTTGTAGGCGGCGCCCAGACCTTTCCGCTTGCGAAAAGATCGGACACTGAGTTAATCCTCACCATCTTATCATTTCCCCTACTGGGCGTAAACTCCTGCACCGGTATCCCCATCGCCCTTAATTCATAAATAAGTGGTGCTCCGGATGCCTTGGCCTCGACGATAAACGCGTCTGGCTCCCAATTCCTATATTCCTCCAACGCTACCTGCTTTAGTTCCGGAAACTCCATCCGTCTTTTAAACGCATCCAACAATATGACGTGTGGATCTCTGACGTTCTCGTTGAGATAGAACACCCCCCAGGTCGTGCATGCAGAGTAATCGCTTCGTTCGTTCTTGGTAAACGCAGTATCCCAGGACTGTATGACATACTCACACACGGGAACCTTATCCTCATCCCATATCTTCCACCACTCCCGCTTGACGATAGCCCCTTCCTCCGAGGTTGGGGACTGCATGTACTGGGCATTCCATTTCGCAACGGGAAGTTCGGACTTGAGGGCTTCCAGCTCTTCTAACTTCCAAAACTCTGGCCACAGTGGAATACCAGACGGCATAATCGCCGGCAGCTGTATAACCTCCCACTTCTCCCCATCCCTGTCGATCATGGACTGGATGATCTTACCGGTTAGGTCTTTCTTGGCCCACCTGGTCATCACCACCACAATAGACCCTCCCGGCTGTAGACGCTGGCGAGGACCGGATGTGTACCACTCATACACTTTATCAAATACTGTAGGGTCTCCTTGGGCTAAAGCTGCTTCTTGTTCCGAGTGTGGGTCGTCGATGATAAGCAGATCCGCACCTTTACCGGTCACAGTACCGCCCACACCGATAGCGAAGTATTCGCCATTCTGATTTGTTGACCACCGTCCCGCGGCCTTAGAGTCTGACCGTAGATTCACATTGGGGAATATTCGATGGTATTGATCTGACGCCACCAGGTTCCTGACTTTCCGGCCAAACCCGACCGCAAGTTCTGCTGTATTAGACGTCTGGATAATTTTCTTCCCAGGATACTTCCCCAGATACCAAGCCGGCAAAAGAAAAGACGCAAACTCAGACTTGGTATGACGAGGCGGCATATTAATAATCAGCCTCTTTATCTTCCCAGTCGCAATCTCCTCAAACTTCTCCGCCATCAACTCATGATGTCTCCCATGTATAAACCCAGGCCACATCTCATTTACAAACTGCAAGAAGTCGTCACTGGCCTTCTCAACATCCAAACTCTGTTTATAGAACTCAAACATCTCCCACATCTCAGACGCCATCTCCGGCGGCATCTTCTCTATCGCTTCCATCAAGGCAGCTTCATTCATTCGATGTTCCTGAAGTTAATATACACCGGCCTAACACTCCTGTCTTTCCCTGCGAGCTTCTTACACACCCCAATCTTACATAAGTTATCAATCACCCGTACAAGATTAGCCCGCCCCTTATCCCCAGTCGCTCTCATAATATCCTCATAAGACGGCCCATATCCCATCTTCTTCCAATGCTCATCTATCACTAAAAACACATTCCTCTCCTTGGGCGTCATCTCTTTCTCCAAACAATCTTCTTCCGTCAACCGACCAGGCCGTGACATCGCCAACAATTCTTTTTTAGAATGCACATATTTTCTCTTCATAATCAACAACTTACGAGAGCCCCCCAACAAGTTGACCCCTTTTCAGAAAAAATATACCCCCCACCCTATTTTGTTTCAGAGAGTGACGGGGGGGGTTTCCAGGTCAACAAGTTGGGGAGGGTCAATGGTATTTTCTAAGGATTGAGT